CGTTTCGCTTCCGCGAGTGCTTCCGTACGCTCCGATTCAACCGTCGGTTGTTTTCGTTTTTTCAAGCAAGGATGTCGATTTTTTTGGATACACGATTTCGTAAATTGGCGAGCATATCGCGCTCGGTCATTCCTTTCGCCCAATGCGGACGCAACTGATAGTGTGGTTCGTCAACGAACTTCCAATCGCCGCCCCATTCCATGCCGAGCGATTTTCCGAGCGTTCCAAGTTCGTGATACAGCGGATGTTCTCCGCAATACTCTTTGCCTCGAAAAATTCCGATATCGAAAGCGATGCCGAAGTTGTGGTTTGAATGTCCGGCGGCGGCGTTCGTGACCTTTTTTCCTGGAGTTGTGCGGCCCCGCGCATAGAGCGCGTCTTGCTCCATATATGAGCGCGTTCCGCTAATGATCTTAACGTCACAACCAACCTTTGCACAGATGACCTTTGCAACGCCTAGGAAGGCGCGTGCGGCCTTTTGCATCGCGGGGTGGAGCGTTGCAAGCTGAATCTCCGAGCGGTCGTCAAAGGTCATTTTTTTAGCGATGGTATTTCTGGAAGCTCATAACAAAAAGTGCCGTAATCCGTTTTGACGCATAAAGCCGGATTATTGAATCCAGCGCATGAGGTCAGGAAGGCCATGCCTAAGAACGCAAATGAAAGAGCAATCATCCAAAGCGCAATTTGTTTGGCGTTCATTTTTCTTTGCGGAAGATTTCGATGAGTCCGATGATCGCCGCAAGTGCCGAACCAATAGCGTCCCATTTCGCTGGTTCCAAGCTTAAACCGGCAACTGCGCCGATGATGGCGATGCCGCGAATAGTGGACGGTTCTTTGAGTTTTGAAAATAGTGTCTTCATGTTTTTTTTGATTTCAGCATTTTATACAATGATACCGCGCCGATGCAAATTCCAAGAATGAGAGAGAGAACGCGAAGCCACGCTTCAACCTCGGAGAACGAGATCAAGACCGCCATTGCTGGAGCCGACGTCCCGACGAATGTATTAAAAGTGTGACCGTTCATTAGCTCAATCCGCCTTGCGAAATTAGCTCTTCGGTAAGTGTGCATGATTGAAGAATTATCGTGCTTCGTTCGCCTGCGGTCGTCAGCTCGACTTCAATCTCGGTCGTGACCGAGGTTGCATTCAACAACAGATCGCGAACGCCGAACGTGTTAAAATCAACAGCGGCGGTCTTGCCTGGGGCCGCGCTCAAGCCGCTTTGCACTTGCAATGTTGGCAAGTCGGTGAAGCCCTTGTCGCCGCCGAAATTAATATCGTAGTAACTATTCTGAACTCCGACAACGGTCGCGTTGCCTGCGCCGATGCTGTCGAGTGCTTGGAGTGCCGTTTGCAGTTGCGCAGCGGTCGTGCTGGCGTCGAGTGGGTCGGTCTGCCGTAGGACGGTTGTAGCGACGCTCCCTGTCGTCACCGTGCCTGTGCCGGTAGTGATCGCGGTTGCCCCTGCCGTTACGCCTAGCAAAAATTCGGTGGTCTGCGGAATTGAGCGCACGAAGTATTGAAGCCCTGCCGTATAGCCTGTGAGCGCAGTGAAGCCCGTTAGAACGACAGGCTGGGAGAGTGTCAGTCCGTGGTTGCTCGTCGTAATGAATACGCCGTCGGTTATGGTGCTTGCGATATCGACGTTGTAGGTCGGAACCGTAAAGCGATAGCTGCCGAGATACGGAGCGCGAGAGAATGACACCCGCTGGATTTCGTTGTTCAGCGTCGATCCTGTAAGCGTGGTGGCAACGCTGACCGTCATGGCCGTTCCGAGATCCGTCCATGTCGGCTCGTAGACTGCGGGAGCGAGACGGAGCTGAAGCTCTTGAATTTCGGCATTAGTGGCGTCTCCTACAAGTCGTTCGTCAATGAGCGCGGTCGTTGTTGGAATGAGTCGAGCGAAGTTCCCTGTGATCGCGCCCTGCGTGCCGACGCTGTTAAACGAGACAACGAAGTTGGTTGCCATCGTGCCGTCAACGCTGACCGATCCTGCGGCGGTTATTGTTGAGAGCGAGTTGAGAGCGGACGAGATCGCGCCTGCGGTCGCGCTGAATCCGATTGCTCCGCTTGTTTGGCCGCCGAAGGAGAGCGTGAACGTGCCGCCGGCTGGCGTGCCTGTGCGGCTTCCTACGCCGAATTTCACGTCCGTTCCGGTGTAGTCGATCACATTAAACGGACTTGTGATATTGCCTGTCGCCTCCAGAAAATACAGGTTGATCGCGCCGTTGTCGCCTTTGACGAAGCGCGGCGTTGTAGCCGGTGCAAGGCTCGTCAAGCTCGTCGCCAGCCTGCGGTTCGTGGTGTCAATAAAAAGATCGCGTGCCATTTAGTTGGTAGGTTTGTCAACAGCTTCCCACTTGCTTATTGGGCAACGCTCGGTTGCCATGCGTAGTTTGGCCCACGTGCTGCACCCGCACTTGCGGCAGCGGCCCGTGTTGTTCAGCGCGGCAGCGTCCCATTCGGGACACGCGCGGCACGTTGCTTGGCGGCTGGCGAGTGCTTCGGGTGGGGTGGTCGCGAAGCCTGCGCGAGCGAAGCGGTGCGCGGCGTTGCCGAAGCGGGTGAGCATTTGGGCGCGGCGTTCGGCGATGTGCGGCGGGAGCGTCATGAAAAAACAATAACTGGAGGAGGAACAGGAATTTGCCCTTCATCAGTGTAATAGAAGTAATCAAAGCCAGTTATCCCGTTAATAGTAAAATTCCCAGTAACAGTTGAGCTACCTAATGGGAAAGCACACTCTTCTGGATTTCCAGTTTCTGCAAAACCAAGACCTGATTCTGGCGCAGGAGACACATAACTGTAATAAAATTGTAAACAGCCATTGCTGTAATATATTTCGGTTCCAAACCCCAAGAAAAATAGCGCATACCATTCATCTGGGCCGGATCGCTCAAAATTTTCTGATTCAGCGAAGACTCCGTTGAACGAAAACGATTCTGCGGTTGCATTATCAGCAAGGGTTTTAATTGATTGCGGGAGAGAAACGGCACATCCACACGTCGAACAACACGCGCAATTAACAGCGCGAAGGCCGCCGTCGTCGGTCTTGATCTTGATCGCGTTGGCTGTTCGTCCTAAAGGCATCAGCATTCCTCCGTCGGCATCCAAAACAAAAACCCGCCGCGCGAAGCTAACACATAAACACGGGACGGATCGGGCGGCGATGGTGGAACTTCCATTCCTCCCGAACTTGCTTTGTCGAGATAATCGAAATTGTCGTTGAGACCCTTTGCCGAGATCGGCGTTGTCTTAACCAACGACGAGATGATGTAGGGCAATGACATTTTTAATTCTCTGTGGCAGTAATGATTATTATTGGAGCTGAAACAATAATAGAATACGTTGTCGCAACCTCGATCAAATCTCCCGCAGGCGATGTCTTGATGCCTGCGATTGACTGCACTTTTGTTAAGTTTTTAGAATCATATTTTAAACCATCTGCGAACGTATAGCTGGGGTAAAAATTTTTAAATAGCGCAATCGGATCGCCTACCCCAGGGCCGCCTCTGCCGAGCTGTAATATGATCGGCGTATAATTAAGGACGAGATTAGTTGTAGAAAGTGAAACAGGCTTGTTAGTTGGCTGAGTACTTTTTATTGTATAGGTGTCAGCTAATACTTTTTGGTTAAAAACAAGCGATACGCCAGTTTGGCCTCCGGTCTTTTGATACAAAAGCACCTCAAATACAATCTGCACGTCCTGTATTTCTGCGCCGTAATATTGGGTAGTCATCTCTTAAGAAAATTAAATTCGTTGATCAAAATGTTTGCTGCTTATCATTTTATATCGGTAGGATTAAATTCGTTGATCACGACATTAACAGCATATCCGACTACACTAAAGGTCGTGAATCCATTATTGCCAATATCTACAACAATCTCGTCTCCGATTGTGAAAATATCCACCTCCGGCATTCTACTGCCGCGAACAAGATCGCCAATATATTGCAAATTTTCGGTGTTTCGACAAACGTATTGAGCATTACAGCGGAAGGCTCCGCTTTGCAGACTGGTTATGCTTTTTTTGGTTAAAATTAATCCTGTTGCTCCGTGGTATGTAATCATTTTTTATGCTCCTACGACTGCGATTGGTAGTTTTGGTTCAATTAATAGAACAGCGGTCTTGATCGCTTCGACTTCGGTTTTAATCATTTCGAGCAATCCGGTTGCGCCCGACTTTGCGGCCACGTCAAGCTCGATGCCGTCCTTGACCGAGTCGCGCAACCCTTTAACGCTCTTGTCTGCGTCAAGGGTGGTGGGGATTGAGCCGAGGTTGCTTGTTGCCGTTTGCACGGCGGCTGACGTATCCAGCGACAAACTTGTGTTTACAGGCGTTGCAAAGGCGTTCTCTGCTGTTTGCCATGCTTGAGCGGCGGCATTCGATCCATCCAGCGATAATGGAATAGCTGAATTAAAGGCGTTCTGAACTACTCCTAAAACCTCATTCGCTGCACTATCTCCAGACATACTTAATGGGATTGGATTTGCGAAATTATCAAGCGCGGATTGTTTCGCGTCAGCAATCGAATCATAGCCATCTAAGTTCAGCGGGATCGGTCGAGCGAACGCATCGGTTGCATCTATTGCCTGTTCTGCAATCGACGGCGCGGCATTTATCGTTGATGGGATATCTTGAAAAGCACCTTCAAATGAGGTGCGAAGCGATTCCAATCCTGCGGCAAACTTTTCTGGAGAAAATTTAATGTTGATCTCGATCGGTTCTTTCCCGATTGTTTTAATCTCTGCTCCGATTTCTTGGATTAATATCTTTGAGCTTTTACCGGCTGTCTCGATGCCTAAGGCCTCGGCAAGCTGAGGAATGTTTGTAACTTTTTTCCCAAGGATTTCCATATCTCCGCCCATGTCCTTCAAGTCCTGCTTTGCTTGCATGAATAACTTCGACATATCAGCCTGCGACATTTCTCTTGCGGTTTTAACCATCTCTGCCGCCGCCGCTTTTGTTGACGTTTCGGCGGTATATGCCGACCCGGATACTTTTGCCCATTCTACTGCTGTTAGGGCAGACTGATCTTTTGATACCTTTGACGATTCTGCTGCCGTATACGAAGACGAGTTTACTAAACCGAAATTGATTGCCGATATGTTGGAATTATCAGCGGCATTTTTAATATTATTAGCCGTATTTGAGGTGCTGGCTTCGCTTCCTAGGAAATTCTCGCGAGTTGATTTGCCGCTGGCCTCAATAGCGTCCATCTCCTCATTCATCCGCTTGGTGGCCTCCTCGGCACCAAAAAAGTCCTCTTTACTGACTCGAGTCTTAGATGCTGTCTTATCGAATTCTTCAGTAACTTTGGCAGCGGCTTTAGCGGTCTCTCCCATATTTGCAATCTGCGCCTCGCCTAGCTTGGTATTTGCTTCGTCAAGTACCGAAAACATCTTGTCGCCTGCGGCTTGGTATCCAGGCAACTCGGATATCGCTGCGGAGAATGTCATGAGTGCCTCGGTAATGTGTCGCCCGAAGGTAAGAGCGGAATCCGTAAGCGCACCCCCGACGTAGGCTGTAATCGCTGACGCTAAATTTGTCTCCATCGACTGAACCAAAAAGTCAATGACCGTGGAGGATGTATTGAAAAAGGCATTGCCGAAAGTCTTTACGGCGACCTCAAATGATGTGCCGTAGGCCGCAATAACGGCAAACGGATCTTTAAATGCTCCGATCAATCTATCTGCAATTCGAGTGACTACATCCATCGTTGCTTGCCCCCATCCAGCGGCATCAACGCCACTGAGCGCGGATGTAAATTTATTTAATGCTGGCAATGCACCTTCCAAAAAGCCAGCGGCGAACTGCATGACCTTGGAGTTAATTGTCTCCATATTTTCGCCAAGCGAATCAAATGCTTTCGCGGAACGATCCATCACCCCTGGCATCGATCCTAATTGACCGCTCGCTGCCTCAATTTCCCCACTGAAGTTTTGAAGGATAGGAAGAAGCTCCCCGCCGGATTTACCAAAGATCGACATTGCGGCTTCGGCGCGCTGCGCTGGGTCTTGAATTCCTGCGATGCGTTGCGCGAAAACTGCCATCTGTTCTGTTGGCGTCTTCCCAGCAAGTTCGCTCATGGTAATGCCGAGGCGACTCATTGCGTCGGCTTGCGCTTGTCCACCTTGCGCGGCGTCCACCATAAATTTTTGCATCTTGTTGAGCGATGTCCCCACAGCATCCGAACTTACTCCGGTATTTGTAAACGCCTTCTCAAGAACTAAAAGTTTTCCGGCAGTCTCTCCCGTCCTAGATGACAAGTCGGTAAGGCGTCCGCCTAAGTCAATGGCTTGACCAAAACCTTCGACAACCTGTCTAGCCGCATCGAATGCCGCTTCAATGACTTTTGATCCAACCTTGGCCGCTGCGCCTGCGATGCCTGCCGCAATGCCTATCTTGCCAAATCCAATCTCGCTTTTATTTCCAGCATCAAGCGAATTATCCCCAGTTTTTTTGATGTCAGAATTAAGCTCTTCCACTTTTGGCGATGTCGCGGCAGACGAGTCTCCGATGGCCTTGATGTTTTTCTCCATCGAAGTCACCTGCCCGATGCGCTTCATCGTGCTTTCAAGCTCGGTCATGGAAAGCTCCCCGCTGGATACCTTTCCCTTGAGCTGGGTAAGTTCGTCTTGAACGGCCTTGAGCGTCTTTTCAAGTCCTGTATCTGTTGCTCCAAATTCTACTGTTACGTCGGCCATTTTGTTAGGTTTCTACAAGGGTTTTTTGTCTCTTTTTTAGGATGGCTTCCATTTGCTTTTTCATTTTTGTAACAACAACGGCCTTGGCAAATTCCTCTTCACTTTTTGTGATGACATTTCTTGCCCAAGGAATATCATTCGTCATCTCAACCCTTGGATTTTTTAAATCTGATGTCATGTCTTTGACTTTTCCAGATCCGCTTTTCATCGCCTTTATTACCCATTTAGGGAAGTTACTTAACAATGAACCTTTGTTTACTTTTTTAAGCTGTGTAGCGCAATCGGCCCACCCGCCTTTGCTGATGCCGACTCGCTTTTGCACTTCTGCAATATATGCTGCATGATCCGAGTCGGACGCGATAAATAGCTTTGATCCTCGTGACTTCGTGCGGCCTGTCGTTTTGTTGCGAGCCTCGTTGTGGATGGATTTCATTTTGCTTGCGCCAATGACTTCCATTCCTGTCCACTTATTCAAAAATCCAATGTTGCGAAGGATCGTTTCAACAATATCAAATCTGCCGCTTTTTATCAAAGCTTTGAGCCTAGCCTTGATCCTTTGTGATCCAACTCTGTCAGCGTATTCGTCAAGTTGCTCTGTGTTTTTGATAATCTTGCCGATGTCATTTTTTACGCGAATTGTGCCGGAGGTTTGCTCCTCTCCGAAAGGCTGCGTCCGCCGTGCCAACTCGACGCAAAGAAGGCGAGCGTTGAGCGAGACGGCGTCAGGGATCGTGACTTCGCGGATCTCCGCGTAGTCCTTCATTATCTGCTCAAATTTTACGCTCTCAAATTTAAACTTTGCCATATTTTGCGAGTGTCGCCTCTATGGTGGCGAAAGCGTCAACATCAACGCTGGAGTTGTTACGCGACCAAGGGCGATGGATTCCGTTTGTATAGTCGTCAGCCTGGAGCAACTGCAATCCCACCGCGAATGGAAGCTCTTCGAGGATGTGAGAGAAGCCCCAGCCGGTCAGCTTAACGAGTCGAAAGACGTAAGCCGCAAGCCAGTTGGGGCCGTTTAGTTTCCCGACCCTGATCCTGCCTTAGATTCGGTTGCCGATGCGTTGTAAAGCTCAAAAGCGGCGTTCATAGCATCCGTCATTGCCGATATTTCAAGGTGGTGGATCATGTTGTTTTCGATCCACGAATCTACGGCGTTGATGAATGCGCCTCGGTCATTGACGACAGAGCGAATCGCGCTGTACGGCTCGCTGTGAAGGTAGGCGAATGCGGCAGATTTCCAGACCAAGTCCATGTTGCCGCTGAAGACCTCGTTGCGTTGCATCCATGATATCGTGAGAGCGGTGATCGGTCGCAGGATGCGTCCGTTCACGATCTTCGGGCCGTCTTCCATCGCTTGGATGCGGAGTATTTCGTCGTCTTTTTCTAGTTCGTTATCTTTGTTTTTTTTCATATAATTATTTCAAAAATCTGGTCATTTCCTGCTTGGTTTTGTCCGAAGCATTTTCCGAAATAGCAATGCGTTTGCCGTTGTGTTCGATCTCAATTAAGCGCGGCGTGTTGCGAATGATGTCCACAAGGACATCTCGGTTCGCCAATGCGGCGCGGATGTAACAAAGCGGATTCTCTGGGTCTTTTTCTTCGAGTTCGTCGCCTTCCTTTGTCATCTGGCGATAGACCTGTGAAGCGTCTTGGCCTTTTGCGTTCTCGCCTTCAAACCAAAACTCGGTTGACTCTTTGCCGTCGGTGCGAACCAGTCGAGTGACCGGTGGGAAGTTCATTTTGAAGCCCATCGTAGCGAGTGCCACAGCGGCTTTGAGGTTGATCGTGTGAAAGAATTTCTTGTTTGCGTCCATATATATAAAAAGGCGACTCCCTTTAGCCGGGGAGCCAGCGGCATGAGCCAGGTTGTTAGACGATCTCGGGGTACTGAGTTGCTGAAACCGTGATGGTCTTGAATGTACCGGCGCCTGTCTTTTCGGAAACGGAATCGACGATGACTGCACCACCAGAAACGCCGTAGGAAGACGTATCGTTGGCGAGGGTGAGCACGTTGGCGAGTTCGTAGGCAACGCCGCCGTTTATGACTCCGTCGAGGCTGATCGTTGCGCTTTTGTTGAAATACGCCACAGCAACGGTGTCGCCGAGAGCGTCCATGACGGTTGCCTTGTCGCTCTGAACGGAGCGAGAGAATGAGTTGAGAAGGAGGCCAGTCTCTTGGAGAAGGCCGAATTCGACGCCTGAGGCGACAGATGATGTTATAACGGTTGCTGGCATAGTAATTCGTGAAAATTGTCAACTTGCGAAAAGCGCAGAGTGAACCGTGATCGTGACCGACCGTTCAAAGTGCCTTTCGTTTGACGAGAGCGAAACTGGCCCATCACGAAGGATGCCGAATACGAAAGCGTATTGCGGACGCACGGCGTTCAGCTTGGTCTTGAGGCCGGTGATGTCGTGCGAGACGCACAGAACTTGCGACCACAAGTTTTCCATTGCCATTTGATCCATGTCGTCGGCCTGCACGATCAAGGCAATATCGACCGAGAACTGGAAAATCGCGGAGTCGATAATACTCTCGCGCTGGCGAGTGCATTTCACAAAGCACGCCGGCAGCGTCATCGTTCCGAAATTCTCGGCTGCGGTCACCACAAGTGCGCTCTGCATCTCTTGCTGAAGCGCGAGAACAAAAGTATCAGTTAGTGCCTTCTCCAGCGTCAGAGTGTATGTCGAGTCCGTTATCATTCCCTTGGGCGATAACGTCAACAAGCCCAAGCCGCTCGATCTCTGCTTCGCATTCGTCCTTTGTTCCTACGAATAGCACGCTTTGCGTCGAGATCGCTTTCTCTGTTTCGTCGAAAAAGATGATCGTGCTCCCATCATAAACGAGTTTCCATGCGGTTGACTCGTCGAATGCCCAGCCCTGTTCGTTCGGTAGAATTATCATGCGATTGTGAGCGTAGAGTTTGCCGAGTTGTATGTCCCTGTTCGCCCTGGAGCACCGACCAACGTGACGGATGCGTAGGTTTGCGATGTAGTTCCTGCGAAGAATCGGAGTGTCATGCCTGCCGTTGGCGCAACGTTAAATGAGACCGAAAGGGCGAGTCCTTGAAGCGGAAAGGATGCCGTTGCCGTTGACGCTCCATTTGTTTTTGTCGCGCGAAGTGTCCCCGCTGAAATACTAGTTGCTCCCGTGTATGTGTTATTTCCGCTGAGAGTTAGCGTTCCAGTCCCTGCTTTTGTTAGTCCTCCAGAGCCGCTGATCACGGCACTGATCGTGAGGTCTGAAGTCGCCGCAGTCGAATTACCTATTGTAAAGGTTCTGGTGGTAGCACCAAGGTTGAGGTTGCCGCTAATGCTTGCTCCGTTGGCGTTGTTCGTGGCCAAGAAGGTCACATTTCCGCCCAGAGTAAGAGTGCCGCTTCCAGTTGTAACTGCCGCTGTAGTGCCTGACGAACCGCCGCCCAGAGCGAGCGTGGTGATGGACTGGTTGATTCCATTCAGGTCGAGTGTGCCGTTGAATATGTTAGTGGCGGCAGTTGATATTTTACCCGATCCACTGAGCCGCAATGTGCCAGCATTTGAGGAATTTGAAAATCCAAGGTTTGTTGATCCACTGTAGGTGTTGTTACCGGAGAGTATCTGCGTGCCGCTTCCGGTTTTCACAAGGTTCAATGTTCCCGTGGTGACACCGGTGTAGCTGTCTGGACCTTTGATCACCCCGGAGAAAGTCGCTGTATTGCCCGACACACCGTAGGCGGCGTTGTTGGTTGTGTTGCTGACTCCCAAGGCGATCGTAATGTTTCCGCTGTAAGCATTAGCAAGCGTGCCTGAACCGGTGAGTGCGTCGAACTGAATTGCGGTGTCCGAACTCCGGAATTCGGCTCCGGAGGCGACATTGAGCGATCCGAGATTTGTTGCGGCCGAAGCACGACCATAGCCCCATGCCCAGCTTCCGCTTTGCACATCCAGCACTGCCCCTGCGGAGAGGTTGGTTTTCATGGTTCCGCCGCTTCCACCGGCACTAATAAAATTGGTTCCGTTAAGAGCGACAACTCCCGCCCCAGTGATGTTGGCAGACACGGAATTGAACGCGGTCCATGTTCCTGCGGTATTTGCACCCTGGGAAGTCGCATTGCCAGTCATGGTGATGCCGAGCGTGGCTCCCGAGGCGACCGAGAGTGCGGTGGTTTTGTAGCCGCTCACGCCTGTCATACTTAGGGTTCCGGTGCTGACCGTGGTTGTGCCAGTGTAGGTGTTGTTGCCAGTAAGAGTAAGTTGTGCCGCGCCATTTTTTGCAAGCCCGATAGTTCCAGAAATCGCTCTTGAAACGGTTAATGCGGCATATTGCATAAACTGCAAAAATGAGGACGAGACGCTGACAATTCCTGTAACGGTAGCCCCCTGCACTCTCGCGGCGGTGGAATTTATTAAGATCATCCGACAATAATATAGAGCGTGTTTGCGGCTGGCGAAGTGATCGCAGAATAACCCGCAGCCGTAATCTGCATCATGTTGCTGAGTTGCGTTGCGCCGGTGATGCCGCTCGTAACTGACGTGACGTAAGCCCCTGCCGCTTGTTTGGAATTGAACGTACTCCAATCCGTTGAGCTTAGGTATCCGCTTGTCGTAGCAGTCGCGACCGGCATAGAAATTGCAGGAGTTGTTCCTCCGCTCGAAACGATAGGCGATGTCCCGCTTACTGCCGTTACTTTCCCGCTGAGATCCGCTGAGAGTCCGCTGATAGTTCCGATGGTGAGCGTCGAGTTCTCAAACGCTGTTGCGCTCGAATTGAAGAGGATCGCTTGGTTATCGGATGGAGACGTGAGCGAGACCGAATAGCCGCGCAACTTGATGACTTCTGGTGCTGGATATGTTCCGTCAAGATCGCCAGATGCCGCTCCTGTGGGCGTGCGAGAGTCGCTCAGACGCGAGTCGGTGGTGATGACTGCCGTCCCCGAAATCGCGCTTGGTGAAATGCCGGACGATGGAGCTTTTGCATCGAGAACCGTTTGAAGATCGGTTTGGTTTGAGAGCGTTCCTGCAATTCCGCCCCAGATCGCTGCCCCACCACCGCCGCCTGTCACCCACTCCGTGTCATAGTTCGCGTTGCTTTTCTTCGCTAGCACTTGCCCTGTGAAGCCGCCTGTAACAACCCCAACGCCAACTGGCCCAACTGGCCCCTGCGATCCGGTCGGCCCCGCTGCGCCTGCAATGATTTCGGTGCGAAGAATGGGTTGATTATCGACATTCGGAACCTCGCGGCCCTCGTCCTCTGGAAAGAAAATGCTCATTTATTTATGTCCTCAAGGCTAAAATCGACCGATACGGCGTCTTGGGAAAGCTCTGCGGACGTAACGCGAAAGCGTCTACCACCGATGACAAGCACGTCACCGAGAGAAATGGTCTGCACGAATGCGTCGTAGACCGCCGTTATGGTCATTGATGCGGAGTCCATGAATCCGCCGTCGGCTAGGCTGTTGTCGCGCCGGTATGTTGTTCTGTTCGCGAGAAAATTACGCTCGCCGAAAGTGACCGCGAGAGGCAGATCGTCCAGCATAGCAGCTAGATCGTTTGTAAATATGTCGAGCATTCCCACAAAGTGGGTAATGCGTCAAAACTTGCGCTCGATACGTCGCTGGTTTGGATGCGTGAAATCGTGCTTCGGGCTGTCCGCGATATGCACCCAGCTTTTTCGGAGCGCGGATGCAAGGATGCTCGTGCTCGTGTTTATCGTAACAACCTCGTTAGCGTCTCGGATGTACGCGCACATATATTCTATACTCTCAAATTCAGCCATGCCGTGAGCGGCCTTCCCAGCGCAAAGCACGGGCCTTCCGTTTGCGACTTGGTGCGCGACGGTGATAACATCCCGAACGTCGATCTTTTTATCTTGGCTATATCCGGTCGGAAAACAAAGAACCCATGACCTAAGTTCGGGGGGCGTTACGATGGCAGGAGAGTTGAGAACAATCTGCCTGTCGATGTCCTTGCCTTCGGGGAAAAGTCCGTAAACGTAATCACTCCAGCCTAGCTCGCTCGCACAAAAGTCTTCGTGCAAGTCCGGCCATATTTGAAGGTTGATGATGCGGTCAAATCCACTGTGGTCGTTTTGTGGATAGATTGGCTTGCAATAATCGACCATTGCAAAAAGACCGTGGTATTCTGCCATACATTCAAAGGTGACTTCGTGTCCTCGATCCGCAAAGTGCTTCGCTATTGGTAAGCAACGTGCGATGTCTCCGAGCCGCAAATGATAAACGATTAAGATGTTCAAAACGTGTAATATTGATCCGCTGATTTTCCTGCGACCCAGCCGTGGAATCCGAATGAGCGATCCGGCCCCGCCGTATTTTCTTCAATGTAATGCTCCCACGAGAACGCAGCTGCTACGTCCACCGGCGCGTATTTGATGCCGTTATCGCGAAAGCCTTGCTCCATTGTCCTGCACAAAAAGACATCCCCTGCCTCGCCATTCCAGAATGCCTCGGCCTTTGCTGCCATTTTAAGGAATTTCTGGCTCTGGAGCGTGAAACCGGTATTTCCGACACGATGCCCAACGTTCCAGAACGCAGGCCAAGGCGCCCCGATCATATCGCATTCAAGCCACGAATCATCCCACAAATGCGGGTTGGAAATGAACCCGTCGTGCGTGCAAATGAGCGCGTGGGAAGTGTCGATATAGTCAGCAAATCGGCCTAGTTCCCAATGCATCGCTTGTTGATAGGTGCAATCTTCTGCGATGTAAACGGCGTCACCGAATCCACCCAAGCCGCAAAGATGATGGAACAGCTTCCCGCTTTGTTCGTGCCTTGACTTTAAGCCCTCAAATACGATCAATGTGACGTCCTTATTCATTTTTTAATATTTTGTTTAACTCATCCCGCGCCTCGTCACGCTCGTTGGCCAGCTTATTGACCGCCAGCATATGCTCGGTGGCATCCGTTGCGTATTTCTCTTGTGCCTCATCACGCTCAAGTTCTGCTCTAGCTGCCATGTCTACAGCACACTTCCATTTGTTCTCCCATCCTACGATAGCATCCCTCGCCTCATCTCGCTCTCGACAAGCTGTTTCAAGGTATTCCCCTTGAACCTTGTAAAGATCTCGCCGGAATTCCAAATCCTCCCGCGCCTCGTCACGCTCTTGCTCTACTTTTTCCAACTCATTTCGATGGACTTCGTGGAGGATGTTACCATCGCGCCACATTTCCAATTCAGTTTGTATCGTGTCGCGATCCCCCCTCGCCTCGTCGCGCTCTTTGTTTGCTTCGCGCAAATTGCTTTGAGCGATAACCATTTGATCTGTTGCAATGACAAACGCCTCCCTAGCTTCGTTGCGCTCGCGCTCCAGTTGACGTGAAAATTCGGGCCAAACAATATCAACTCCATTCATTGGATACAATGCTGCATCCGTCTCTGGTGTGTCACTCATTTCGGGTGGAGTTCGTCGAAGATTGCTTTTGCACGCGCATACTCAGCCGGATCGTTTCCGCGCTCGTATGTAGCATCGAGCGGACGCTCCTCAAAAAACGGGTGGTGATGAACGATGCTAATATCGCGAGCATCAACAATCGCCCCATTTTTCGCGGCACGAAAGGTGAAATCTGTGTCGCTGTAGACATTTCGGAATCGTGGGTTGAATAGTCCATTTTCTTGAAAATATTTACACGTTAAGATCGCCATGCAAAGTAAATCGTCTTTTCTATATCCATCCGAGATACGAAGCACCTGCGGCTTTGAAATGTCGAGACGCTTTGCAATCATCTCATCCCACCCAGGCGGGCACTCCCAGTCGTCAGATAACTGAATGATAATATCGCCAGTCGCTTGCGCGGCTCCTAAGTTCCACGCACCGACGGAAAAACCACCCTCTTTTTGCGTCACGGATCTGAATCGCTTGAGAACGTCCGCCTTGTCGTCGTCGTGATCGACCGCAAAGATATGCTCCACGCGCTCTGGGTGCGTTGCGCGTGACAACCATAGCGTCATACATTGCACGGCCTCCACGGGCCTTCCTCGCGTTGCGTGGACTAGTGAGATTTTAGGCTTGTTTGATCCGGCCAACGTCTCGCGCTCGATCTCTTCAGCGTCTTCGTTGCGTCCGAGAAGTCGGAGCGTCCATGCGTAGAGTTGATCGCCCTTCCACCCATACCATTCCTTTCGGTGCGTCCATTGTGGAAATTTCGGCGTCGGCACTTCAAGCATTTCTTCCACCACTTTCAACGCATCTTGGTATTTTTTATCATCAAGAAGGATGCTGGCCTCAAGCCCGTAGGCTTCGCGGCGTTTTGGTTCAAGTGCCTTGGCCTTGCGTGCTAGGTTGAGCGATGTCTCTCCGCTCGTAATGTTGGCGCAATTCAAAAGAATCTCGTAGCGGTTCACGCCGTCGAGATCGGTCAACGCCAATGCCTCCGATCCATATTTTGCCGCGAGTTCTTTGTTCCCTGCGATGAAGTTCTCGTAATGTAGGTAAAACTTGAAATGCGATGTCATCCGGTCTTGGTGCATCAAGATTCTGCGGTTGCGCTCGCTGCTGTTTCGCGCCCCGATTGGTGGTGCGTGGACAATCTCCAAGTCACGGCGCATACATACCGCAACATCCTTCGTAGGTTGCGCGTTCTCATGCACCGGACGATGCCACCAGGCTGTTTTAAATCGGAAGAATCGCTCCCTCGGTGCGCGTTTGCCCTGCTCTGGAATAACGTAGTCGGTCAATATCCAATCCTGCTCCGGTGGGCATTCTTCAAGTGCGGCCAGCGTAGGTGCGACCATTGCCGGTTCGATGATGTCGTCGCAGTCTGCCCACATAACCCATCCGTCTTTTCCTGCGAGTTCGTAAGCCTTGGCAAACGCTTTGTTGCGAGCCTCGCCGAAGTTGTCGAGATGCTCCCAGTCTGCCACAAGCGGCGAATTGAAATACTCGTCAACGTGGCAACCGAGTTCCCTGGCGATGTCGAGCGTGCGATCTGGCTTGAGTGCTCCGATTGCGCGAACGATAACAATCTCGTCACATATTTGCTTGAGTGACTTAACGCATCGCTCGATGCGCGGTTCTTCGTTGCCGCAAATTAAGCCTGCGACCAGCTTCTTTTTTTGTTTCATGTTTACAAAAAGGCTATCGTGTCAACGCAAAAAAGCCACCCCTTTCGAGGTGGCTTCTTCGATGCTGACTTGCGGGGAATTTTACACGTATCCGGTTGTGATGCGGATGATGCTCGATCCGTCGATAACTTTCTCGGCGCTGTTCTGACGAACGCGGAGAACGTCAGCGCGGCGGGCTTCGTCACGATAGGTTTCGGAAACAAAAGGCACGGGGCTGTCTGCGGCCCATACAATCGTGCGACCGAATCCGCCACCAGAGAAGTCACCACCAACCGTGTTGGCGAGTGCCATGTAGGTGTTGCTCCAGATGAACCCACCGGAATACACTTGGCCTTTTTTGGCTGTGTTTTTAGGTGCGCGGCCTACGAGAACGCGATCAACTCCGCAAGCGGCGGCCACTTCGCCTTCGCTCAGGAGACGGCTTTGATCCGAAGGAACAATGCCGAAGAATTGATTCTGCACTTTAGCGGAGCGGCGGATGCGCTCGAATACTGGCATGGACATGATCAAGGTGTTGGCAAGAACGCCATACTTGGCGAGTTCGAGCTTGGCTTGAGCCACGTCACCGGGAACGTCGAAGCTGGTGATGTTCGCGTCAGTATATGCTGCGCTGGCGCTGATCGCTGTCA